CCCGTTTTACTTTGCTCGTTCTCATAGTTTTCATCATGAACCCAACCATCTGGTTGTCCCCATTCGAGAGCCATTTCGATAAATTCCTCTACCTCTTGTTCTTCCCCGTATTCATTAACTACTCTTCCCCTTCTTATGAATTCTAAAAGTTCTTCTTTATTAGAATACCATTTATTATTGTGAAAATTCCAGCAAAATTTCCATCCCCCCGATCTCTTACCCAAATGAATAGATGTTTCGTGGGTAAAATCATCCCAAGGGGAAAGATGATCCCAGGTATCCTCTTGTGGAACACTAAACCCTCTTTCTATAGAACCAGGACTTAAATCCATTTTTCTGATATCCGAAAGAAGTTTATTTTTTCTATCCTCAACTTCTTTGGCTGTTGGTATTCTGTGGTAATTAGTTCCCATTTTATTTTATTATTTATATTATTTTTATTATTCTAGCATTAATAGTTTCTTTTCCCCTCTTTGTCATTTCTTAAAAAAATTAGGTAAACTGATTATAACCCAGGATTTAATTACCAATAGATTTATTCCTATCAAATAAGTATTTATAAAGATCCCATTTTCGGATTTCTCCCTTTTTGGAAATCTATTAAAGACCATTCCTAGATGAAATTTGTTAAATTCGGTAGACCAAGGTCTTTCCTCCATTTCCTCTTTATCCCAATAATGTCTAAGGATAAAAACGTAGATATACCCCTTAAAAGAAAATCTCTTTTTAATCATTCTGGAAAAATTTCATAGTTACCACCATTTGGGTTGGCATTTGAAAAGTTTGTCCTATTGCAGTATTATATTTAATTGGACCCCCTTCTCCTGCTTCAGTAATTTCAAATGTACTTAGATCCCTATTAAAATGAATCAATCTAGCTCTTAGCGTAGGTGATATATTAGTAGAAACAATTTTTCCTATACATTCTTTCAAATCGTCTACTATTTGAATCCTTGGTGTTATTGGTCTCATTTTAATTTATTATATTTTTCTAAATATTCCCATGTCGATTTTACAGAATAAAAGATAGGATTACCATCTTCATCTTGAGCCCCATGAATATCTCCTTTCTCCCCATTTATGGATTTAAAAATATCTTCAGGTTTTTTATTTATTGTTTTGTATTTAGTCCAATCTTTTTCTCCAAAATCATTTTCAAAAATAAACCAATTAACCCAATCTACCCCTTGCTCATTATAATGGGATTCCATTAAGCAATCAAATTGGGAATTGAAAATTTCAGAAATTTTATATTTTCCTTCCATAAAATCAAACCCTATAGAATAAAGATCTGAGACCATATCAAGGCCTTTTCGGTATTCGGTAATAGCTTTTAGAAAAGTTTTGTATTTCATTTTAAGTATTTTAATATTTTTTCTTTAATCCCAGATTGTTTAATTCCTTCGGAACTTTTTGGGGTTAAGACAAAGTTATCTATTGCCCATATATCTTTCCAGGGTTCACCGATTTTACCCATATTCAAATCATCAATTGAAACCCAATGTGTTATCTCAGTATGGTCATGTAAATATTGTTTAATCTCAATAGTTCGGACTTGTTCTAAATCCCATTCCTGTGACCACATAAAAAGATTACCATGAACCGTACAATTCTGTATATCCGGGGTTATTGCGATTGGTCGTTTAACAATTCCCTGACTTTCATAGTAATCCCCTAGTTCCCCGAGGGTTGCATGCAATTTCCAATCCGATGATATAACAATTTCAGCTCCCGTTTCTTTAATAATTTCATTTAGGACCTTAACCGCCTTCGAGTCAAAATCATCAAATCTTACTTCAACCGGAGCATCTTTTAGATTTGGACTCGTTTCAGGATTTGCGCTTCTATACTTAGCCCACTTATTTTTTCTGCCACCCCAGTTATTAGATAGACAAATTACTCCATCGTGGTCCAAGAATAAAATTTTCATTAGTATTTATTTTTTCTATTTCTATTCCTTTCTTTTGTAGATTTAACCAATGAAAAACCAGAGATTAAAACTAAAACGACTATGGCAAAAAGATTTAGTATTTCCATAAATATAAGTTTTTTCCCGTATAAAAAAATTAGTTGATGTTAGGGGAAAGACATTTTTTACCTTATTTACTTTCTACTTTGTAATAAAAATAATCTCTATTAGGCTCATCATCAGAACTCCTAAGAAGTTCACATATTAATTTTGAATATGACTCGGATAGGCTAAAAGCCATTATCGTTTCTCTCTTTTCCCCTGTATCAGGATCTGTGTATCTGGAAACTATATTCCAGTGTGTATTTATTTTCATATTTAAAACCATCCCCTATAAGAATTTGACATTGCTTTTATTTTCTCTTCTTGTATAAAATTCAAAAAAGAAAATAGAGATTTTATTTTATTCATCTTAATTTATTTAGGATATCCCTTAGCATAAAAAATCTCCATTTATATAGTATTTTCCTTATCATATTCCTATTTAATAAAAAGTAATTTTTTCCAGAAAGGTCTTTTGGAATCGCTAACCCTTATAACATCGAACGAATTTTCAGCTCCTTCTGTACTAATAATACATTGACGATACGTAAGAATTATTTTTTTATCCCCTGATGTATTTCTAAATTCCTCAGTAGATTTATCCCCTTGTATAAAATAAACACCAGATTTCTGATCTTTAGTTGTTTTACCTATAATAATTCTATCCTCTGTGTATTGACTATTTCTATCTACAAATACCTGTATTCTATCCCCTAAAGTTCCTATGAAATGAATATGACCTGGCTCGGAAACTTCTTTCGTTTGTCTGTAAAGAAAAGAAGCAGATTCCATAATATATGTTGAATATTTAGGGGGACAAACTATAAAATTCTCATCCCCGTTCCTTGTTTTGCGATCTATACAATTGGATTTTAATAGTATTTTTTTGATAATTTCATCACAATATTCAAAATGAAAAGAAAAATAAGATTCTGGAATAAATCGAAGTAGAAATCTATTCCATCTGGATTTTCTCAATTCGTTATCCCTAGTAATATCAGAAAGAAAATAGTATTTAGAAAGAAGAAGCCTTTGATTTTCTAATTTAGCCTCATTTTCTAAAGTAGATACCATCATTTCATTCATATCTATTCCATGTAGAAAATTTAAATCCGAAGATATTTCTCGGGGTAAATTAGAAGAAACCCTATAGCTTTCTAATTCGTAAACTTTCTGTTTGGTTTCCAATTCAAATGTTGCGGATCCCTCTTTATCGGTTATCATTTTTACATAAAGGTAAAATAAAGATCCTGCAGAATTTGTATTACTTATTTTAAAAGCAGTATTTGAAAAATTCATTATTTATATTTATGTTTTATAGGTATTTTTTTCCGGTTAGTTTCAATCCATTCTAAGCTTTAATAATTCAGAAGAATTTTCTACAATTTCAATATAATTCAATTCATCTTCTAAGTTCTTTAAGGTCATGCAAACTTTAGTGAACCCTTCTTCTTTTTCTTCTTCTATTTTTTCTATCCATGAATTCCAGTTCTCTTTAATCAAATTCACAAATCCTTCCGGGCTTCCTCTTTGGATATATCTTTCTATAAATTCTTGTTTTTTAGATTTGGCAGGATAAATCATATAATACTCAATCCCATTCTCTTTAAGAGCATTTCTAACCCCTTCATGAGATGATACGAAAATATATTTATAATTACCTATATTTTCTTTTATATGGCTGATATAGTTATTAGGAAATTCTGGATTTCTTTCTTTGGTGTTATTTCCCTCTGAATCTTTAACCCAACTGAAGTGACTTGAATCACTATCTATAGATATCTCTTTATTTCTTTCATGATAATAAGTTTTCCCAACCCCCGGAAATGCTGATATAATTTTAGTTTTCATATTTTCAATTTAATTGTTTCAATTCAAATTTTTCATTATCGTAGATTATGTAACTGTTATTTTCGATCCAATCCCCGCAATTTAAATAATGTATATCTTTTATGATCTTATCTGCCGGAGTATGTATATGTCCAGCGATTACACCTTTACACCCTCTTTCTTTAGCCTGATACACTAATTGGTTTTCGAAATCAGTAATAAATTTAACCGCATTTTTAACTTTATTTTTTAAGTATTTGCTTAAAGATTTCTTGTGCCCTAGTTTCTTTAGGAAATGATCTATGCCTATAGCCATTTCATATCCTATTGATCCTAAAATCCCTAGCCATTTCATAGATACTATCCCGTCATATAAATCACCATGCGTTATGTAATATCCCTTCCACACATAATCATTTACTATCTTTATTCTTGTACCCAAAGCAATAGGGGAATAATGCCTTAAAAAATCATCATGATTCCCAGTAATATAAATTACTTGTGTTCCTTTTTTAGAATAAGAAAGTATTTTACGAATTAAATTTGTAAAATCCTGGGTCCAATAGTGTCTTTTTTTCAATAACCACCCATCAATAAAATCCCCTACTATAAAAAGATATTCTGGTTCATATTGTTTTAGCATTTCTAATAATGCTGAAGCTTTGCTTCCTTTACTCCCTAAATGTACATCCGAGATGAACAATGCTTTTACTTTCATTTTTTGGTAATTTTATTTATATGATTAAAGAAATATAATTTGCTAATTTATACCCGACAAACGCACCCATAGCAGCAGAGCCCGGTAAAATAATGAATCTGCCTAGCCTTGTCGTGTATTTATCCCGATTTACAATATATGATATTAATAAATAATACGATACAAAATTTAAAAATACCATAATATCAATTTGGTTTGTCATAAAAACAACTATGGAATTACCCATAAGTCCCCACATAAAGTTTATTATTGTTTCCCTTATTAATTCTAAAGGTGTAGTAATTGCTCCATAAACATCGATTTGTTTCTTTAGCGGATTTTGTTTATTCCTTTTTATTTTCATTTCCAATAATTTTTATCTTCAGTAAACCATGCTTTATTCCTGTGATTAAAAAAAGATCCAAGCATTAATTTTAGCATATAGGTTACCCCTTTATTTTCAAATCTTCGCGGAGGGGTAAACACAACGTTATTTATTCTTCCGAATTTATTCGGACTAATTCTTTTAGATAGCTGATAATCCTCTGCAATTTTAATTTCTTCGTCGAAACCGCCTAGAGATCTGAATGTATCACTCTTGATTAACATGTATCCACCTAAACAAAAAGGGGTTGACCATTTTGATAGAAGTTGTATGATATCAAAAGACTTATATACGTAATTATATTTTCCATTATCGCTCCTAAATTTAACCGTAGTCAAATCTAGATCTTTTTTTATAGCTAATAATAAGGATCTTTTAATTGTTTTTGGGTCCAATAAAAAAACATCGGCATCCATAAATAAAACATAGGGGGTTTTTACAATTTTAAATCCATTGTTTCTTGCTATCGCAGGTAGTCCTCCTTCTGTTATATATAAATCAAACGTGTCCCTTCTATTCTCGGATTCTAATCTTTCAATTAAATCTGATTTTGTTATCCCATCATTTGATGCATCACATATAATAACTTTCACATTATGTATTCCAGCCTGATAGTTTAAGAGATCAAGTGTTTTTAATATAACATTTTTTTCGTTTTTGCAGGGGATTACAATCGTTACTAGATCTTTCATGTTTATCTTAATAAATTTTTGCGATTACGATATTATGTCTTTACTAACACATACATCGGGGTCACTAATGTTAAATACGAGTCCGCTAAATACTAGATCTTCTAGATTATAAGTTCTCATATTATTATTTTATTATTTTAAGTTCATTTATTTCATCTTGTGTGGATCTTTCCCGTTGATCCTCTAAATATTTGATCCGATCTTTTAGCATTTCTCTGTCCTCTTTGGTTACCTGCTCGATATACAATTCTTTTTTGTCATATTCCTGTTGCCAAAAAGCTACTCGCTCTTCCATAAGTCTATGCTGATAGTATATTACGCCTAGCATAAGAATAATAACAAATGATTGCTCTTTAAGTTTGGATAAAAATATATCGGTGAATCCTGATGTTGGTTTTGTTTTTTCTATCATAATTTTTAATAAATTTTAATTGTTAGGTATTATTTAATTTTAATGTATTTTTAAATGCTTAATTAGAAAGCGGAATTTTTATATGCGGGTGTGATTGGTAATTTTCAATAACAAAATGAGATGGCTCCGCAACATTCAGATATTCGAAAAAATCATATATCCCTATTTCGGATTGTATATTTAATCTAGGTAATTCAAATGGTTCTCTACCAATTTGTTCTTTAACCCCATCTATTTGGTTAAGATAGATATGACAATCCCCCAAGTTGCCAATCAGATCATCAGGAACCATATTAACTTCTTTAGCAATAATTTCTAATAACAATCCATAAGACGCTATGTTAAAGGGAAGTCCTAATGGAACATCGCTACTTCTCATATTAAACATTAAAGAGATTGATCTGGTTGGAATGTTTTCTGCATCTAAATCTTTATTGGTAATCTTTTCTAAAAATCTTTCAACTTTCTTACCTTGCATAAACAAATTTACTCTTTCACTTATACTCAACTCTCTTGTATAAACTTGAAATCCATAATGGCAAGGGGGAAGAATCATTTGGTCTAATTCACCTACGTTCCACGAATTAACCATTAATCGTCTAGAATCTGGATTTGTTTTAAGGTCGTTGATTAGGGTTTGGATTTGATCGACATATTCAATATGATTATCCATATCAATTTTATCCCACCTATTCTTTCTCCAACCTCTCCATTGTGCTCCGTAAATTGGTCCCAAATTCCCAAATTTATCACAAAATTCTTTATCTGTTTTGATTCGATTGGTGAATCCATCTTTATCATATTTTCTTCCCATGTCATAAACTTCTCCGTTAAGTTCTTTCTTTACTGGTTCCATCCATTTCGTATCGATACAAAATTTATCATAATTCTTATAGGCATCTCCATCCCAAATGTGACAATTATTATCAACAAGGAACTTAATATTTGTATCCCCGCGCAAGAACCAAATTAGTTCTGTTGCGATAAGTCTGAACGGCACCTTCTTAGTTGTAAGTAAAGGAAACCCTTCTGACATCTTATGTCTTATTGTTCTTCCAAATACTGAAAGAGTTCCAGTACCGGTACGATCCGATTTTGTAACCCCGTTGTCAAGAATATCTTGTAATAGATCGGTGTATTGTCCATCTAAACTATTCATTACCAAAATATTTTTCAATCATTTCCAATCTATCTTCCTTCCTCACCTAATTCTTTTTTGTATTGGTACCAGGATGGGTTCGGTAAGCCACTGTAATGGTCCCATAATTCTTTTGATATTAAATCAACATTATTCATAACTAAGATGGAGAATTAATAATCTCTTTAAGTCTTCTAATCTCAGCAATCACATCATCACCTAATTCTATTTTGGACATCATTGTTAAGTCCATTACTTGACTGTATAATACTTTGATTAACAAGTCTTTTGCTTCTTCTTTACTTATCATTTTTTGTTTTTTATCTAAATTATACATATTTTATCCTTAATTCTTTAGTCACCTCTTTATACTAATTATGGTTTCCCTTCTTCTTTTTATCGGTAGGAAGAGTATTAGAGGAACCCCAGTTTTCGCGGATAGATCTAGGATCATAAGAATAATTAGGGGTTGAACCCATTTTTTTAGTGTAGATTCCCACGTTTACATTACCCGGAATTATCGGGGAAGTAAAATCATATACCAGATTTATCCCTGGTTCTTTTTCTTCTTCTCTTTCTGGTGTCTTCTTATTGAATACCAACGCCAAATGATCTTTGACGATTCGGGTTTGCCTCATGTTCAACATTAATGGGTTGGCAATTTCCATATACCCCTGTAACCAATAAACGAATTGTTCTGCTGTCATATTTTTTATTTAATATCTTTTACAAAATGGTATATCATGGAATAAGAAGGTTTAGAATCCTTACTCTCACTTGGATAATTCCATTCTTTTCCTTTACTGTCCACTACATTTATTAGTCCATCTATAAACCCATAGAGCTGTGGGACATCAAATCTTCCTACGATTATCCCATATTGATCCCATATTAGGATTTCATTATTTTCTTTTGTTGCTCTTAGACAATCTCCTTCGTAATTTATAAGTCCTAATTTATTCATTTTTACATTTTTAAACATTTCTTGTAGTTCTTCTTTGGTTTCCCATTTATAATCTTGATCAATATACCTTATGTATGCGCAAGAATCTGACCAGCAATCACAGATTAAACATTCCCCGTTATGGTCAAAATCACAAAAAAGTATTTTATCGTTAATCATTCCTGTATTTTTCCCTTAAGTATTTTCCCCAATAATCCTGTTTCCTACCATTTACGAAAAACCATCCGTAGTTCATCTCGAACCATTTTACGATTTTATATCTTATCCTATTTATTTTCATAAAGAGTATATGGGGGTTTTATGGAAACCATAGAGGAATCCGAGTTATAATAAACTATACTATCGTCATACATTAAATAATTATCGGTATACCATATTGCAGGCATAGTATCTCCTTTGACTAATACGTATCCGTGTATCTCATATTTATAAGGAGATTTAACATTACACCCTAAAATAAGGGAAGAGAATAGTAATAAAAATATTAATTTTTTCATAGTGTCTTAGGTTTAGTTTTAGGTGAACATCCAAAATAAAATCCGAATTCAAAAGATTTTCTTTTACGAACAGGAACTTTAAATTCTTTCATGACGGAATCCAATATCTCTTCAAGAACTTCTGCCTCGCATTCATAATCCATAAATGGTATTACTTTTTGATGAAATTCATTTGTAGTTGCTTCTTCCAGAAGTTTGTCAAAATCTCCTTTTGGAGTACTAGCTGCGAAAGCTCTACGGTATAATTCATGTAGGATTTTATCCTCTTTATTTTCTCTTTTCATATTAATTATTTATTAAATTTTCCCAATCCGTATTTTTATCAATTACCTCTATCTTATATTTTTCTCCTTCTGGAAGACCCGGGTGATTCATCATAGAATCTAAAATTCTCTGACCATAAGAACTTATCCCATAGGAATTCTTTTGGCATTTATAGCAAGATCCAGAATACCCATAGAAATTTATATAATTTCCTTCGATCAGAACTTCAGATATACCACTATTGATTTTCCAAGAATCCCCATCTAGATATCCACCATACCAGGTAGCAAATACTTTATAGATTGGATCCGTAACTCCTATCTTTATAACAAGCCAGTTATCGGGTTTAGTTTCCATCTTATTGATTTTTAATTCCATCTTTTATAGAGAATTCATCAGGATTTATTTCGTCTGCAAGAAGCATTAAAGCAAACCCCGGAATACCACATATGAAAGAAGGCAATAATAAAACTATAGAAATAAATCTAATTGCGAAATAAAGAATTTTTTTAATAAGTGTCATTTTTCTTTGTTAATACTTTTTTCCTTTTTGGATTTTTTTAACCCCTTAGGAAGTTCAGTAATTATATCACTTTCACTTGAAGAGATTTCGATTTCTACATATTCAGGAAATAGCATATTCGTCCCTATTCCCGTGCAGATTGTTATTGTTTTTTTCTTATTCATTAGTTTTTGGTGTAAATCCCAGTTTATAATACAATTATTCTTCATCTTCAAAATTATCAATTTCGGATTGGCCTTGTTCTACTTTTTCTTTAACGTATTTATCTAGTTGAGAAGATATAGAAAGATATTCCTTTCTTAATTCGTGAAATCTTTGATCCCCTATTTTCCCAAAGGTCGAATAACTTTGGAAGCAATAATGAAATCCTTCTGTTTCCATTCTACATAAAACCATTTCCCAATCCTCTAATTCTTCTTGTGTCATACTTAAGCTTTTTCTAAAAGTGATTCGATTTGTTTAGCGTTTATCCTTTAAATTAATACCTGTAGCTATCCGATTTAAATGGACCTTCAACTTGAACCCCAATATAATCAGCTTGATTTTCAGAAAGAACATCTAACTCTACACCAATTTTAGATAAATGCAAGCGTGCTACTTTTTCATCTAGATGCTTAGGGAGAACGTAGACATTATTCTCATATCGATCCGTATTTTCCCATAATTCTAACTGAGCTAGCACTTGATTTGTAAAAGAGGCTGACATAACAAAAGAAGGATGACCAGTTGCACAACCAAGGTTAACCAATCGGCCTTCAGCTAAAACGATAATATCTTTTCCTGCAATATTGTATAAATCAACTTGTGGTTTAATTTCTATTTTGGATTTTCCGTGATTCGAATTTAACCAATCCATATCAATTTCATTATCAAAATGCCCGATATTACAAACAATCGCTTTATCTTTCATTTTCTCAAAATGAATTCCCTGAACAATATTTTTGTTACCTGTTGCCGTTACAATGATATCACCTAAATGCACGATGGAATTAAGCTTTTTAACTTCGAATCCGTCCATTGCAGCTTGTAATGCACAAATCGGGTCTATTTCCGTTACGATTACTCTTGCTCCTGCACCTTGTAACGAAGCAGCAGATCCTTTTCCAACATCTCC